ATTCTTAGCAGTGATGTCCTGTATCTCCGCAAAAGAGAAAGACATAGTTAAAGGTTCATTTTGGAATAAATCCAAAAACACCAAGTCATTGCCGATAATTGTTCTTATCTGTAAGCTCATTAGTAAGGTAAATCGTATTTTCTGTAAGGTGTTTGTTTAACCTCTAATGTGTATTGGAATATTCTTTGATATTTTTGTTGAAACACTTCCACTGATTTATTCATGATAATACAAGGAATAAGATAAGGGAATATTTGTGTTTCATTTTCTTCGGGGGTATAGTTATTCATAATCATATACAGGGAAGGAGACATAAGTAATTGTTCTATAATATCTCTATCATTCTCATTAACGAACCCACTATCAAATGTAAATAACTCTTCTGCTACACCATAATATACACTTTCAATACTATCGTATGATTGTCTATTCCATATTGTTGTGTTCAGAGTTTTTGTTGATTGATATGTTTTCATTTGCGGGGCAAATGTTTTTTGATTTTTCTTTGTGAATGTATATGTATCCCAAACCCCCTGTCTATTCATGAATAAAAAGCTATAAGGGTCGTTGAAACATTCTTTACCAACCATCTTATATTGAACTATCTCACTTACTCTATCAGCACCACTCGGGTCACAACTGCCAGATGATAAGAAAATAGCAACATCACTTTGTTCTAAAAATTGTGGGTTCTTCTTGAATATACCATAAGCAATTCGTTGTCCTAAATATGAGTTATAGGTTGCCCCTGTATTGAAAGAGATGGGTACACTTTGTGCCGTATCATAATTCATCTGCCCGTTCCCTTGTGTCTTTTGTAAATAAGTGATTGTATTGACCACACTACTATTATCATAAAGGGGGTTCTCACCATACATAAACGGCAATACGATCGGACAATCGTAATAGTGTGTTCTCCATCTTGTTTGTTGAACCGCCCCACCAAATGCAGTCATAGGTATTGTTTTTGGTCCGAAGGTTGCCATAAATAAACCATCTTGGTTATATGGTGCTGTATTGGTATTCATCGCAAAATCAAATACCTTTGTATTAAGATAGTTATATTGTCCTGTAAGATTGGTTGCAGAGTAGTAATAAGTGAATGCACTTAAATTGCTTACACCATAACTTTTGTTGTCTTGAACACCAGGATAAATCATCACTCCGTAAGGTTGAGTAACCGCACTGGCGGGATCCATAGCATTTCCAGTTGCCCCCGTATAAACATTATAGTTGATGGTGTCTATGACGAGCGTAGAGGTGGCGCCACTGGTGTATTGCACTCCGAATATACACCTATATTCATTTATCATAAAAAGGTTCTCAAACCCCGTAAAACCCCCGTTGAAACCATTACTAAATGATATGGTTGATTGACGTGCATTATTGATTGTTGCCTGCGAAGTATTCCCTGTTATATTCAACAAATTATCTTGTGTAATATAAACGTTATATGGATTAGTTTGTGCTGATGGACCTGTTCCATCATATATCATAGTTGAGTTGCGGGGGTTTGCTTTTACAAAGTTCCTTATTACGGTTTCCACATTGAATATACAATGTCCGTATTCATTAACTGGTATAAGCAACCTTGCAGCTTTTTTTGTGTCTTGGATTGTTCCTGTTGTATTATTTGGACCAATCTCATTACCATAAGGATTTTTGTAAATATCAACCACCAACCTTATATCCGTATAGGCGGAGTAATCGTTCATCTTGATATTCCAAGTATGATCTGAATGACTTTCTGTAACCGATAATGGTTGCTGTATAACCTCTAATATCAAACTCATTGACCTCTGCTTAATTCTTTCTTAATCATCTTATCTAATATGACGTTTATATCCTCTCTTGCGGCTTGGAATACTCTTTCCAATTCGGCTCTTAATTCAGGTGGGGCTCCCGCTGGTATTTTGTTTGGGTTCAACATTCCTTCAAGGGTGGTTACACTCCTGTCAAAAAAGTTTCTTGGTCTTATACCTTTCTTCCAAATGGAAGCACGTATAGCAAATGCTAAACTTAAACTTTCATCAGCATCGGCAAGCCCTTTTTGTTGTACCCATAACTTCAGAGCTGGTATTGGAACTGCTCCTGGTTTTCCCCCACCCTTATTATTTGCTGATATAGGTCTATCAGACCCTCTGGCTTTTCTACCCTTATTAAGATACTGCCAGTAATCAGCATATGTAATCTGTATCATCGGGTCACCATCAGGACCCTTTATTACACTATAACCAATACTATTCAATAAGAACCCCGAAGCAATACTTCTACTTGTTCTTATCTTCCTCTTCATAATACTAACCCACATCTTACCTAAACGATGTAAGGCTAATTCGGTCATTGGATACATATCTGTTTATCTATAAATATATTATTCTACCAAGTATTATATTGATACTTTGTTTTGAGATATGACATAACATCTGCATACTCTGATGGAGTTAATACTTTATCATATATCAATAACTCAAAAATACTTGTATCATTATCCACATTTGTTCCAACACTACCAATATTGAAGAAAGAACCAAGATCCCCACCTGTGAAAGGAAAAATAGGAACACCGAGAACATCATTGAAGGAAACACTCAAGAATGAACCAGATTGCCCTGATGCAGCCATTAACAATTCTCCGACAGGATATGGATTCAAGGTAGGAACAACAACATCAGGGTTTTTAACTATACCTGGCTGATTTGTAGTAATGATGAAACAAACCCCTGCATCACTCATATTCATAGTCCAATTTTGATTACCACTATCAAAAGCATTCAATTTCATAACTACGAATATTGTTGCATTGCTATAGTTTTGTGTTCCAAATCCACCACCTTGATTTTGATTAGCAAAGTAATTTACTGCTGTACCAGTGTATGAACCCAACGTATCTGTTATTATGGTAGGTTGGAATGCTGGATTTGCTTGTAGTAATGCGCCTCCATTTATACCTAAATTAGTCCAAACCGCAGGTGTTGCCCCGCTCGTAGATAAATACCAATGCTGTAAATCACCGATGTTTAATGGATTGAATGGTGGAGGTGTTGCGGACGGCGTCGGAGTCGGGGTGGATGATGGTGTTGCTGTTGGACTTGGTAAGCCAGGTGTTGCTGTTGGTGTAGCGGTGGGAGTAGGTGATAAGAAAGAATTGAATGCTGCGGCACATCTATCAAGGGGGGTCATTACTTTAATCTTTATTACTGCATTCCACCCACCACATAAGTCGCTATACTTTTCCAAGAAGGGATAATATACTACCTCATCATCAAGATAATATTTTGCGTTGAAGCAACCTAATGAGTTGGTTACGGCTAATCTAAACTGCCCCACAATGTCATCTAATATCTGGTTTGTATCACTCAATACATCTACCTGATTTGTGAGGTCTCTGTCTATTATATCCATTACTATACAATTGAACTCAAACTCTGTATAACTTGAACCATTCTGCTCCATCATTTGTGTAGCAGTATTTGGTATAACATATAATAATGGAAAGAAGGGGGACTCATATGTTGGATTATTCTGTTTCAATCTACTTTCAGTCCAATAGGATAAGTCCTCAAATTGCCCGAACCCGAATGAGTTTAGTTGCTTATGATGGTCGGCTAATAATCTAAAATCATCGTGGAGGGTCTTGAAATTGACTTCCTCATGTATAATTGGTGTTCCTGTAAATGGAAGGTAAGCTGCTGCACATCTATCAAGTGGTACTGTTGTTGTAAATCTTAATACCCCCGACCAACCATTAGTTAGGTCAGAGTATTCTTCCATAAAAGGTGAAGCTTCAAAGTTTCCAACTGCATCGTAGAATGTATCATAACAACCATAAATTGGTAATACTGATAATCTATATTGACTGACAACATCTTGTAGCATTTGGAATGTATCACTCAATACATCAACCTGATTTGTGAGATCTCTATCTACAATATCACTCATCACCAAAGTCATTTCCCAAGTCTTATATTGTAGGTTATTTATACAATTACCAGGAATTACATACAATAAAGGAAATACGGGGGGCTCAAATGTAGGGTTCTCCTCGTGGTCTCTAATCTGTGTCCAATAACTTAATTGGTCGGTGTCTCCAAGTCCGAACGAATTGATTTGCTTGTGCCTATTAGCCATAGTTTGCAAATCGTCGTGTATTAACTTGAAGTTTGTATATAATGGATTAGACATATTTGTTGCTTTCTTTTAGTAATTTTTCTTGCTCCTTATTGAAGTCCATAAGGTAAGCAATATGGTTGAGACACTGAGCAAGGGGTAAGTTAGTAACATCACGAAATAACCAAACCTTGTTCTCACAGAGTGCGCTAACCGCCGAATACCAACCCCAGTGAGACGAAAAATTATTTTTGTTTTCATTACCACCTTCAGCATCTTGCTGTTTGAATAAATCTGGATAAGCTCTGCGGAGAGATTTGCTATACTCAACAAAAAAAAAACTGCCCCCTCCATATACTTTATAGGTAGTTCTTCAAACTTTTTTATTCTGGCTTGTATATTTTTCTCACCATACTTTGTGCCTTTCTCAATAAATAGATATGCTGCGAGCTCTGATAAGTTTTGTATTCTATAATTC